ACGCAACACCAATAGCATGGGGGGTAGGTTAAAAATATAAGGGGTAGTGCGGGTCATGGGGGTGTACGGTATGTGTGACGTATTCGTATTGATATACCACGTTTAAACTATAGAGATTTAGGGTAGTGAAATATAAATGGCTTTGCAGAGCCATCGAAGCTTAACAGTTCATGAATGGTTTACCACGAAAAGTTACCTGACCTTTTTTAAGGTTTCGGGTAACGTGAAATTTCAGGTCACCACGTGTCGGCCTACACACTTTTTGACAATTTGACCGTTTTTGCGGTCCGTTACGAACGTGGCGGTTTGGGCCGCCAAACCCTCAGAGGGAGCCGAGATTTCTGGCGCGCGGAGAAAGCCGCCTCCGCGTGTTGGCCCCGTGGTAGAGTCCCCTCAAATTTCACGCCCGGGCCGCCCGCATGGACTTCCTCACCACGCTCAGTTCATCCCTCATTCCGCAGGCACGCGCCATCCTCCCCACCACGCCATGGACGCCGCAGGCTTGCGTACTGTTGGGGGCGATCGGTCTTCAGGAGTCAGGAGGTCGTGACATCGCGCAGGAGGCCGGCGGACCTGGCCAGGGCTACTGGCAGGAGGAGGCGGGCATCGCGGCCGTCCTACGCAATCCCACGAGCGCTGAGCTGGCTCGGCAGTGCGTCGCGGCCTCTGGCATACTGAGAGGCGCGTCACAAATTCCAGAAGTGTTCCAGGTCGAGACGGCCGCTTCGGTCGTTGGGCACGGGGGGTACCCCTCGACGAGCCTACCCCCCATCATCGTGGTGATGCGCCAAAAATTCTTGAATTTTCAAACGCTTCAACTGTGCTTAGCTCGACTAATGCTTTGGGATAACCCTAACCCTTTACCGGACCTGGGGGATTGCAATGGCGCATGGAACTATTACGATGCCACCTGGCGACCAGGATCGCCGCGGCCCGAAAGCTGGGCCTCCAACTATGGAGCCGCTCTCCAGCATTTCACCGGGGGATCATGACGTGCCGACTCGTCAAGCCGACAGCAGCTCAAACCTCTCCACCCGCATCCTCAACGTCCTGCAAGCCCTCGTGTTGGCCGCACTCCTGGGCTTCGCGCACATCCTCGGCGGTCTGCTTGACACCGTGAACAACCTGAGGGGCGACGTACGGGCGTTGAGCGCCACCGTGCAGGACGCCAACCTCCCGCAGATGCACGACGACGTGACCACGCTCAAGATCCGGCAGGAGTGGGTCGAGGCGCGACTCAACACCCACCGCACCCTCCCATCCCCTTGACGGTTAGGTTATGGCCATTCCATACTGGCTCGGCGTGTTGTTGCGCTACGTCCGTCCGACCTTCAAGCCGGCGGGCGTGGTCGTCACCGTCCCGCTACCCTTCGTCCAGCCTCCGGAGATCCAAGACATGAACCTTGCCGCCATCCTCGCCTTTCTCCAGTCCGTCAATGCGCTGCTTCCGGAGGTCGTGAAGCTGGTCCAGATCGTCGAGGCCGCCTTCCCCAACGCCACGGTCGACGCCAAGCTCAACCAGGTCATCAGCGTGCTCAACGGCATCCAGACCGTGGAGAACGACCTGACGTCGCCCATCTCGGCCATCACCAGCATCATCACGGGTTTGCATTCCACCGTCGCGACAGACCCGGCCCCCAAGGTGGCTATCTCGACGCCCTCTACCGCGCCGGCTGTCGCGACACAGTCTGGCGGCTTCGGAGCGGTCGCCGCGGCCATCTCGGATGTGGCTGGCGTCGTCAAGGCCCTCTGACCGGGCCGTTGCGCCATCCGGGTGCGTGGGGGTACGCTACCTCCACCATCCGTCATTCGTGAGGGCCGTGTCATGGCTGAGAAGTGGATCGCTGGCGCCATCAAGCGTCCGGGTGCCTTGCACAAGGAGCTGCACGTGCCGGAGGGTAAACCCATCCCCAAGCGCAAACTCGCCAAAGCGGCCCATGAGGGCGGCAAAGTGGGGCGTCGTGCGCGCCTGGCCGAAACGTTGGAAGGTTTCCACCACGAGGGCAAGACGATGCGACGCGAGAAGCATGAGCGGGAAGAGCACGAGGAGCGCCGCGAGCGCAAGCACGCCAAGCGCAAGGAGCACGGCCACGAACGCAAGCGTGCCGAGCACAAGGGTGAGACTCACCACAAGCACGGTGAGCACCACGAGCGTGAGGGCCGTGGCAAGCATGAGACCGGTCGCGGCATGACCGGCAAGGGCTCGCCGCGCTACGACCGGGAGATGAATCGCGAGAGCGAGCATTCGACCCCCGTCAAGGTACCGCCGTCCATGCCGTGGCCGCACGACGAGTACAAGGGCCGGGGCCATCACACCATCGGCGAGCGCAGCAACGGCATGCTGAGCCGGCACGACGCCAGCCGCAAGATCAAGGTGACCCGGTGAGACGCACCGTCGAGGCGAGCAAGGAGGCTCGCCCCGGCAACGCCAAGGTCCGGCGCCGGGAGATGGAGTTCGCGCCCATCAAGGGCCGCTCCACCGAGCGCGAGGCCCGCAAGGTGCAGCGCATCGACGACACGAACGACCGCAAGCTGGCACACCGGTACGGGGTCAAATTCAAGGGGTGACGCGTGGCACGCAGCAAGTTCGCAGGCAAACCCAAGAACCACGTGCCTGCAACGGTTGGCGTCCTCGTGCCCAAGGACGAGAGCCTGCCCGTCGTGATCGAGGCGCTCTCCAACAACCCTGAGCTGCAACGCTACGCCGCGTTGACGGCGATGCACGTTCTCCAGACGTGGTCCGCTTTGGCCACCGCCGACGTGACGGAGCTCTCCCGCGTCGAGTGCCAGTCCTGCCGCTACTGTCACGGCCTCGACCACCGGTACCACTGGACCAACGAGGACGAGTGGGCCTTGGAGGTGGCGCAGGCCATCGACCGTGGCAAGGAGCCCAAGACGTGCGACGGCGGCTTCGGCTATGACCCGCACCGCAAGCCCTCTCCCACCTGTCCCTCCTGCTTCGGTGACGGCGTGGCCCGTGTCGTGCTCACCGATTACCGCGACCTGTCGCCGGCCGCGCGCCTGCTCTACGACGGCGCGAAGGTGGACAAGAACGGCAATATCGAGGTCAAGCACCGCGACCGCGACGCCATGCTGCGCGACGCCGGCAAGTACCTCGGCATGTTCAAGGACCAGGTCGAGCATACCGGTGCCGGTGGCGCGCCCATCCAATTCATCCTGTCGCCTGCGGAGCAAGCGCTGTGACCGCCAAGCCCTCCGTTGCTGCGTTGACGCCCAAGCAGCTCGTCGCGCAGGAGATGTTGGCCAGCGTGGCCATCTTCCTCATGCTCTTCGGAGGTTCGCGCTCGGGCAAGACGTTCCTGCTGGTGCGCAGCGTGGTGTTGCGCGCGCTCAAGGCGCCGGGGAGCCGGCACGCCATCTTCCGCTTCCGCCTGGCCCACGTGAAAGCCTCCATCATGCTCCAGACCTTCCCCGAGGTCATGCGCAAGTGCTTTCCGGAGGTGGAGTACGACCTCAACAAGGGCGAGTTGTACGCCACGCTGGCCAGCGGGTCGGAGATCTGGTTCGGCGGCCTTGACGACAAGGAGCGCACCGAGAAGATTCTCGGCATGGAATTCGTCACGCTCTATTTCAACGAGTGCTCGCAGATCCCGTGGTCGTCGATCCAGATGGCCTTGACGCGCTTGGCACAGCGTGTCGAGCAGACCATCGGGGGCGTGCTCAAGGCGCGCGCCTACTTCGATTGCAACCCGCCCAACAAGGCGCACTGGACGTACAAGCTTTTCATCAAGAAGGTCGACCCGGACCCGGAGATGAACAACCGGCCGGTCAAGAATCCCGACAGTTACGCGGCCATGCAGATGAACCCGCGCGACAACGAGGAGAACCTTGAGGCGTCCTACCTCGACACGTTGCAGAACATGTCGGCGCGCATGCGCAAGCGCTTCTGGGACGGCGAGTTTGCCGACGCCAATCCTGAGGCATTGTTTCCGGAGGAGTCGATCGACCGCAACCGGCATTTGGAGGGCGAGTTGCCCGACATGGTACGCGTCGTGGTAGGCGTCGACCCCTCCGGTGCCGGCGACAAGGACAACTCGCGGAACGATGCCATCGGTATCGTCGTGGGCGGCCTCGGCGTCGACGGCCGCGGCTACGTGCTGGAGGACCTGACGGTCAAGGCCGGCCCGGCCACGTGGGGACGCATCGCTGTCCAGGCGTTTTTGCGGCACAGCGCCAGCGTCATCGTGTACGAGAAGAATTTCGGTGGTGCGATGGTCGAGATGGTGCTTCGTACCGCGGCCCGTGAGCTGGACGCGCGTGTGGCGTTCCGCGAGGTTTCGGCATCGCGCGGCAAGGTCGTGCGTGCCGAGCCCATCGGGCAGCTCTACGAGGAGAACAAGGTCGTACACGTGGGCTATTTCAGCGAGTTGGAGGACGAGCTTGCCGGCTTCCAGACGAACGGCCAGTACACGGGCGAGCGCTCGCCCAACCGTGCCGATGCGCTCGTGTGGGTGATGAGCAATATCTTTCCGATGGTGGGCAAGAAGCCCAAGAAGCCCGTTTCACCGCGCCCTAGCGACAACCGCGCCGGCCCGGCTATTCTCAACGCAGGCATGGGATGGATGAGCCGCTGACATGAGCACTTCAAACTCGAACGTGATGCCGCGCACGACGGAAAGTAGCAACCCGTCCCCCGACCACGCCCTCGTGTTGGAGGCGCAGAAGCGCTTTCGCCGGGCGTCGGACTGGGAGGACGATGCGCGCAAGCTTTACAAGGAGGACCTGAAGTTCTCCAACGGCGACAGCGACAATGGCTACCAGTGGCCCGACGCGCAACGCAAGACGCGCGACTTCGACGCCAAGCCGTGCCTTACCATCAACAAGACCTTTCAGCACAACCTCCTCATCATCAACGACATCCGGCAGAACATGCCGACGCCGACCGTGCATCCCGTGGGCGACGAGGGCACGTACAAGAGTGCCGAGGTCTTTCAGGACCTCATCCGACACGTCGAGTACCAGTCGAACGCGCGGGCCGCCTACCAAACGGCGGTCGAGCAACAGGTACAGGGTGGTATCGGCTATTGGCGCATCGTGACCGACTATGCCGACGAGAACACCTTCGATCAGGAGATTTTCGTTCGCCGCATCAAGGACGGTCTCTCGGTGCTGCTCGATCCCGACTGCAACGAGAGTGACGGTAGCGACGCCCAGTGGGGCTTCGTGTTCAGCGACTACTCGTTCGACAATTTCAAGCAGAAATTCGGCAAAGAAGCGGCCGAGATCGCGTCGAGCAGTGCCGGTGTGGGCGATGGCGACACGTGGATCTTGAAGGACACGCTGCGCGTCGCGGAGTACTACAAAAAAGAGTACACGCGCGACGAGTTGTGGGCCGTGCCGAACGCCATGGGTACCGACTACGGTTACGTCAAGAAGTCGGAAATTCCCGAGAACATGATGGACTCGTTTTTGGAGCGGGAGGGCATCAAGCGTCGTCCCATCAAGACGTGCAAGGTGCTCTGGTACCTTATCGCAGGCGCCACCGTGCTCGAAAAGAGCGAGATTCCGTGTGACTACATCCCGATTGTGCGTTGCATCGGTTGGGAGACCATCATTGACGGCAAGTTGGACCGCAAGGGGCATACGCGCCAACTGAAAGATCCCAACCGCATGTACAACTACTGGGCCTCCAGCTCGGTGGAGTACGTAGCGTTGCAGGGCAAACAGCCGTATATCGGACCACTTCGCGCGTTCGAGGGCTTGGAGAAATACTGGCAGACCTCCAACCTCGAAAACTACGCGTACATGCCGTTCAACGACATCGACGATGCGGGCCAGCCTATCGCCGCGCCGCAGCGCCAGCAGCCGCCGGTCATGGCGCAGGGGTACATCCAAGGGTTGCAGAACGCCTCGAACGAAATGGCCATGGTGTCGGGTCAGTACCAGAACCAGTTCGGTGCGCCAGGCCCGGAGGAGGCCGGCGTGGCCATCCAGATGCGGCGCCGGCAGGGCGGTATCAGCACTTTCCACTACAGCGATAACTTCGCGGCCTCCATCCGCTTCTCGTGCCGCATCCTCATCAACATGATCCCCCGCGTGTACGACACCAAGCGCGTGCTTCGCGTCATCGGTGTGGACGGCAAGCAGTCCCACGTGACCGTCGATCCCACGGCGCAGCAGGGCGTGCAGGAGCAGCGGATCTCGCCGGACGAGGTACGCGTCATTTTCAACCCGAACGTCGGCAAATTCGACGTAGTGGCTGAGGCCGGTCCGAACTATCAGACCCGGCGCGAAGAAGCGTTCGCTGCGATGACGCAGATCATCGGTCAGAACGAAAAACTGCTGAATCTCTGCGGTGATCTCATGTTCAAGTCGGCCGATTTTCCGCTGGCGGACGAGATTGCCGAGCGTTTGGCGCGTACCATTCCTGAGGAGATCAAGACCGGTCAGCCGAACCCGCAGGTTGTCACCCTCCAGAAGCAGGTCCAGCAGCTCGAAACGATGTTGCAGACCGCACAATACGCGCTCAAGGAGAAGAGCGACAAGACCGAAGTTGAAAGTTACCGCGCCACGACCGACCGCATGCACGCGCTTTTGGACCACGAGTCCTTCGATCCGCGCGAAGCTAAAGCGCTCATCATGGCGACGGTTGCGGAAGCCCTACAGGGGGTGTTACCGTTACCCCCAACTGCACCAAACGGGGGCGTTCCCCCTAATGGTGCAAACCCGCCTCCGGCCGGACAGCCGGTGCCTGCCAACCCGTCTCAAGGGGCGCCTCAATGACCGATACCATTTCGACCGCCGCACCTGCGTCTGCTCCCGCGTCTGCTCCGGCTCCGGCCGCCGCTTCCGCGCTAGCAACCCCGCCGGGTACGGAAGGGCAACCGGGCGCAACCCCCGCCGCTCAGCCCAGTGGCACGCAAGGAAACGGTACCCCCGGATGGGTGCAACCGCGTATCGACGAGCTGACACATGCCCGCCGCTCCGCGGAACGCGAGCGCGACATGGAGCGTGCTGAGAACCAACGCCTGAAGGCCCTCCTGGGCCAACCTGGCGCGGCTCCAGTCTCCGCCCCTGCTGCTCCCGCGACTGCTCCCGCTCCGGCGCCCCATTCGGACGACATCGACCGGAGGGCACAGGAAATTGTCGCTCAGCGCGAGTTCGACAACCGCTGCAATGCCGTCTGGAATGACGCCGTGACGGCCGACCCCACGTTCGCTACCGCGTACCAGGGGATGGCCAAAGCTCTCGGTGGCGTGCCCGACGCGTTCCTGCGGCAGCTCGTTACGCAGCCTGACGCCGCCAAGGTCCTGGGCCATCTGACGAAAGACTTCGACTATGCGGCCCGTCTCTTTGCTTCGTCGCCGTTGGAGCAGGGCCGGGAATTGGAGCGCTTGAGCGCGAAAATCTCCGCCACCCCGACTCCGCCGACCGTGTCCGGTGCTCCCCCACCGACGACGCAGGTAGACAGTGGTGGCAACCGTACCGACTCCAAGGACTACGCCACCATGCCTATCGACGACTTCATGAGGGAGCGAAACACTTCCCGTCGTCACTAAGCTTAGGAGCCGGCCATCATGGCAAACTCGATTCTCACCCTAGACGTCATCACGCGCGAAGCGTTGCGCCTGTTCATCAACAGCAACGCGTTCCTGCGGAATGTCAACCGTCAGTACGACGATCAGTTCGCCCGCGAAGGCGCCAAGATCGGTTCGACCCTCAAGATCCGCCTGCCGAACGACTACACCGTCCGCACCGGCCGCACCGCGCTGCCGCAGGACACCAACGAACAACAGACGTTGTTGACCGTGGCGACGCAGAAGGGCGTCGACATTGCGTTCAGCTCCTCGGAGCGCGCCCTGTCGTTGGACGACTACAGCGAACGCGTGCTGCGGCCGGCCATGAACAACCTGGCGGGCGCCGTGGCGTACGACCTGATGAGCGGCCTCATCAACACCGTGCCCAACGTCGTGTGGAAGGGCAGCACCGGACCGGAGAGCGGCACGCTCGTCTCGCCGGATGCCGGCACGTGGCTGGAGGGTGGCGCTCGCCTCGATCAGTACAGTTCGCCGGCCAACGATCGTCGCCTGATGATCTCGCCGATGACGCAGGCCCGCACCGTGTCGAGCCTAGCTGGCCTGTTCAACCCGCAGCGCAAGGTTAGCGAGCAGTTCGAGACTGGCGCGATGTCCGAGGATACCTTGGGCTTCGACTGGTTCATGGACCAGACCGTGGTGACCTTCACCACTGGCACCATCGGCTCGGGCGGTATCACCGTGAACGGCGCCAACCAGACCGGCACGTCGCTGGTGGTGAATGCCCTGCCGTCGGGCACCAGCCTGTCGGCCGGTGACGTCATCAACATCCAGAACGTGACGCAGGTCAACCGGGTGACCAAGCAGTCGACCGGCCAAGCCATGCAGTTCGTGTTGACCGCCCCGGCGGTGGCAGGCGCCACCTCGCTGAGCATCTACCCGGCCATCGTGGTGCCGTTCACCGACCCGTACGGCAATCCGTCCACGCAGTATCAGACCGTCGTGGCCTCGCCGGCCAATGGCGCGACCGTGACGCTGGCTACCCCGTCCGGTGCCACCGTGCGCAAGAACCTCGGCTTCTACCGCGACGCGTTCACGCTGGCGACCGCTGACCTCGAATTGCCGCGTGGCGTGCACGAGGCATCGCGTGCGGAATGGGGCGGCATCAGCATGCGTGCGGTCACCGCGTACAACATCATGTCCGACCAGTTCATCACGCGTCTGGACATCCTGTACGGTTACGCGGCGCCCCGTCCGGAGTGGAGTTTCGCGGCGCTCGACCTGCCGTAAGCTTTCATGCAGTGAGCCAGCCTTCCCCCGCTACGTTTTCCTCTCTTGGCGTAGCGGGGTCTTTTTCAAGAGTGCTTCCAACCGAAAGGTGCAACCATGAACCAACGTATCGGCGAAACCTACCGCGGCATCGAGTTCCCGCCCTACAAGTACCAGGAATACCCCAAGGTCATCGGGGACGTCACGGTGCAGAACGAGGTGGAGGAAGCCGAGCTGCTGGCTCAGTTGGCGGGACAGACGGGCGAGGAGTCCGAAGATGACACAGGCTCAGGCACTTCCCACCGCCAACACGCTAATCCTCTTCGCGCTCAAACTGGCGGGCGTACTGGGCGAGGGGCAAATCGCCAGCGCTGAAAACGTCGCTGACTCCCTCGTAGCACTCAACAACATGCTGGCCGCCTGGAGCAAGCTCCGGTGGCTGGTCTACGTGCTCAACACGTACACAATCCAGAGTACCAACCAGCAGACCTACACGGTGGGACCGGGCGGCGACATCAACATCCCCGTTCGACCCAACCGTATCGACTCGTGCTACTTCCGTCAGAACCTCGGCGAGAGCCCTTACGCCGTCGACTATACGTTGACGTGCATTGAGGCCCGCGAGGACTACAACGGCATCCGCACGAAGCTCCTCAACAGTTTCCCTGAATACTACTTCTACGAGAGCGACTGGCCGTTGGGCACGCTCTATATCTGGCCCATTCCCCCGACGATCTACCAGATCTTCGTGAGCGTGATGCAGCCGCTCGGCAACTACGTCAACCTCACGGACAGCATGAACCTGCCGCCGGAGTACGCGGAGGTCATCATATACAACCTGGCCGCGCGCCTGTGCGCGATGTTCGGCAAACCGTTGCCGCCGGAGGTCAAGGGTATCGCTCAGGCCGGGCTTTCGATGCTCCGCCGCGCCAATGCGCAGATCCCGACGGAGAAGATGCCGCAAGAGTTGCTGCGTCGCGGTATTTACAATCCCTACTCGGATACGATGCGCTGATGGCCAAGCAGGTACTTATGGGGGGTGCGTACTATGCCCGCTCGCTGCTGGCCAACGCGCAGCGGTGCATCAACCTGTTCCCCGAGCAGAATCCTCAAGACGCGCCTTTCCCGGTGACGCACTACACGACGCCGGGCCTGACCTTGCAGGTATCGACGCCGGACGGCGGCCCTATCCGCTACATCTACCTCGACAGCCACAACAACCTGTATGTGGTCTCCGGCCCCAACGTCTATAACGCCACGTACAATGGTGCCTCTTCGTGGTCGCTTGCCTTGGTGGGGCAGCTCAACACGATCAACGGCCCCGTGCGTGCCACGGACAACGGTGCCAATATCATCTTTTGCGACGGCACAAGCGACGGGTTTACGCTCAACATCGCCAGTCAGGCGTGGGCGCAGATCACTCAAGCCGCATGGTATGGATCGCAGTCGGCCGACGTGATGGACGGCTTCATGATCTTCGGGTGGCCGGGCAACGGGGAGATGTACTGCACGCTCGACAACAGCATCACCTTCGACGCGACCTATTCCGCCGCCAAGAACGGCGCTCCGGATCTCATCCAAGCCATCGCGGTGGTGCATCGGGAGATCTGGCTGCTCGGGTCTCAGACCACTGAGATTTGGATGAACGTCGGAGGCGAGACCTTCCCGTTTGCGCGCATTCCCGGCGTGTTCATTCAGCAGGGCGTCGCGGCGGTCTGGAGCGTGGCCAAGGCCAACGAGAATATTTTTTGGGTGGGCCAAGGTCCGCAAGGCAAGGCGATGCCCTACATGGGCGCCAACTACCAAGCCATTCCCATCGGTACGCCGGCCATTGTCAACGAGTGGCAGACATACTCGACGATCGCTGACGCGGTCGGGTTCACCTATCAGCTCGGAAGCCACATTTTCTACGTCGTGACCTTCCCCCTGGCCGACAAGACGTGGGTGTACGACGTCACGACGCAGCAGTGGCACGAATGGAACTGGATGGATACCCAGGGGGTCTTCCATCGCACGCGCGCTAACACGTATTGCCAGGCGTTCGGGTTGCATCTCGTGGGCGACTGGCAGAACGGCAACATCTATTCGCTCGACGTCAACAACGGGACGGACAATGGCGCCCCCATTCGCCGCGTGCGGTCGTTTCCCCACAGCATCGACGACGAGTTCAACTACGAGCTGTTCTACTCCGAGTTCGTCGCAGCGGTCGAGGTGGGCAACGGACCGGCCGGCACGCAGACCAATCCGCCTGCACCTCCTCAGCTCAACCTCCGTTACAGCAGTGATGGGGGCAAGAGCTGGGGGCAGTACGTGCAGCGTGACGTAGGACTGCTCGGCCAGACCTCCCGCAACGTCAAGTGGCAGCGGTTGGGTCGAGGCCGTGACCGCGTGTGGGAGCTTTCGTGGGCGCATCCCTACAAGATGTCGCTCAATGGGGCTTTCGTCTCGGCGCAGCGGGGTCGCAAATGAGCGTTCCTGCACCCATCAACGCCACCGTGCCCAACGCGCCCTTGTTCGACGGCGCCAAGCCGCTGCAAACGGTGTGGCACAACTTTTTCGTGACGATGCTCAGCCGCACGGGCGGAGCGCCGGGCACCGACGTCAACAATGTCAAGATCACCTCCGAGCAGATCACGGATGCCAGCCCGATAGGGCTCGATGTGCTTACCGCACCCGACGAGGCAACGGCGCGGGAAGCTATTGGAGCGGGTACTAGTGACTTGACCCTAGAGGACGTTGCGACGGGCTTAAATGGGGGTGACGCCTTTGGCACCTATTCCGAAACGACAGATACGTGGGCGTTGACCCTGAACCCTACGGGCGTAGCTCCCGGTATCTATACGTCGGTGACTGTCGACGCTAAGGGTCGAGTTACCGCGGGAAGTGGTGGAGGGGCGGCAGGAGGATTCAACTACGGATTTGCTTTAGCCTTGGGGCTTTGACATGTCGATTATCCTCAATCCTTCGGAACAACTCCTCATTGCGTCGGACGTTCTCGCCACGACTACGGAGCTACAGGCGCGCGTTTCTTACGCGGATACTGTCACGGGAACGGTAGGGGCTAATTCGGTTTCTACGCATGGAAATACCCCGGAGGTCTTGACGCAAGCGACGGGTTCGAGCGCTCGTGTTATCTCCGGAATTAATTTTGTAAATCTCGACACGGTTGCCCATCAAGTAAAAATCGGAACAGGTGCTTCGGGAGCTTTTGCTGCGGGCGTTTTTAACGCTACGCTTAATCCGGGGGATAGCCTCCAGTTCACTACCCCCCACTCTTGGTGCATTTTCAATGCCTACGGCTACGTGGTAGGTGTGGCAGGGCCCTACGGACCTCCCGGAGCCAACGGCGTGGTAGAGATCGCCCCGGTGAATGCTCAGACGGGCACGGCGTACACGTTGCAAGCGACGGATGCCCCCGGGGTTGCGGGGTATTTTGGCATCGTAACCATGAGCAATGCCGCGGCTAATGCCGTAACGATCCCTCCTGGAATTTTTCCGGTAGGAACGCGCGTAGACATTATCCAGTTAGGGACGGGCGCTACGAGTCTGACGCCTGGGTCGGGAGTGACGCTTGAAGGGTCAACCTCCATCAGCGCACAGTACGGTTCCGTTACTCTCGTTCAGACCGTCTTGAACACGTGGGTTTCGCCGCCATCCGCCGCCGCGGGGACGGTTACGAGTGTAGCGCTCTCCATGCCGGCAGACTTCGTGGTAGGGGGCAGTCCTATCACTTCCTCCGGCACTTTAGCGGTCACTCGCGCTACGCAGACCGCCAATACCGTGCAGGCTGGACCGGCCAGTGGCTCTGCTGCGACGCCCTCGTATCGGGCACTTGTTCTTGCAGATATCCCCTCCGTGGGAGCTGCTTCTGGGCTTGCGACTCTCGATGCCTCCTCGCAGGTAGCTGCAACCAATCTTCGTCGCAAGATCAATGCCCTTGGGAACATTACTGGGGCAGTCAATATCGACTTGTCGAGTGGGGGGGTCATTACCGCAACGATGACAGGAAACTGCACGTTTACCTTGGTCAACGCGCCTCCCTCGGGTTACGTGGCGGATATGGAATTGCGTCTTACTCAAGACGCTACGGGCAGTCGTATTGCAACATGGCCAGCTAATGGCAAATGGCCAGGAGCTTCCCCCTTCGTCCTTTCGACTGCGGCCAATACGATGGATGTCGTAGGCATCTCTGCGGACAACGGCTTGAATTGGATTGGGTACCCTGTTGAGGACGTGGGATGAGTATTCGCCCCGCTTTCTTGTATAACAGCGGCGTTACTCGTTTTTACGGGACACCCTTCTTTACGGGGAATGGAAGTACTGCAAGCGCCTCCTTATTGGATAGGCACGGAAACCCTATCAACTCAAGTTTACTTAAAACTGTAAAAGACGTTCATCGTACAGATTGGGAGGGACGACTTTTATTGTCGACCACCTCTCGAACAAATTCCATTTATCCATCCGACATCATCTCCTCTTGGTCAAAAGCATCGGGCATTACAGAAAGTTCTGCGACGGCTTTTTCGGGCACTTCGATGTCCCCGCAGTTGGTTACGAATGCGGGGACGACTGCTTCGGCTTCTATTTCCCCCACGGGTTCGACAGGCTCTTCCGGTTTAAGTTGCGCGTGGATAATTTTAGAAGTGGCTTCTACTAATAAGAGCCCCTCTTGCATCCTTCGTATTTATGACGCGACAGGAAGCGCTTACGTCATTGGAGCTACGCTGAACCTCTCGACGGGGGTAGCCTCGCTTTACGCGGGGTCGGGCACCTACGGGGCCTCAGTGCTCTCAAACAGTGGTCCAAATGGTGGGGTTGTTTACCTATTTTGGGTATCGGGAACAGTAACGAGTGGCCATACGACCTCCGTAACCTTTTTTCCCACCGGGGCAGGCAACGTCGCCGGGCAAATCATTGTCCATTGTGCTCAGGCAGAAAGCGGGAATACCCCACGAGCATACATTCGAACAACAAGTTCTAGCGCATCTTTGATCGATTACTCTTTAAGTGGTGCTACCGTAAACTTCGGCCAAGCCCCGCTGTCTGGTGCGGTATGCGACTGGGATGGCATTGCGATACGATAGCCCTAAACCCCCAACCTGAGGACACGAAAATGGCCAACTACAAAGGCGTGATGACCGACGAGTTCCCGTCGGACGGCAAGATTGCCGGGGTGCTGGCTTCGTCCGTCGCCAACGGTTCAACCACGGCCGCCACGGCGGTGACTCCCGGCACCAGCCCGGCTCAACTTCTTGCGTCCGCCCGCGGCCACTTCACTGTGTCCGGCGGCACCGTGTCGGCGATTGCCCTCGTGCGCAACGGCGTGAGTACCACGTTGCCGGGCACCTCCGGCATTTTCCCGGTCTCGCAAGGCGATACGCTTTCCGTGACCTACTCGGTCGTCCCGACCGTCGAGTTCATCCCGTTCTGAGGAGAGTGCCATGGGCGTCAAGGTAACCCGCGATCTCAACATCATGCTGGCCGACGGTCAGACCCGCGTCAATGTCGGCGACCTGGTCGACTTCATCAGCAGCCAAGTGGGCGGCAGCGCCCCGCCGGTTGTGCCGCAGGTGACGGCCGAGCAGGTGAACGCCTACATCGACAGCAAGATGGCCGCCGTGGAGGCGACCGTCGAGCAGAAGTTGGCCGAAGCCTTGGCCGGCCACGGCCCGCAGCCCGACGCGACGTGAGGTACACGTTCGAGATCGCACGAACCCCGGATCGCTTCCACGCCCTGTCGAAGCATCCGCGCGTCCGGCCCTACGTGCTGGAAGAGGGTTCGTGCGATCTCGACTTGAGCCCGGTGTGGGAGCACTGCATCGGGTTCTTGTGGCCAGAAGGTGGCTTCCTCTTCATCAAGCTGGACGACGCGGGCATGTGGGAGATCCACACGCTTTTTGAGGACAGCCGGCACGCGGCGCAGTATGCGCGTGAAGTGCTCCACTTCATGTTTATCCGCAGTTGCAACCTGCTGACAACGCGGGTACCACTCAGCAACCGCCGGGCTTACGACTTTGCCGTCTCCGGAGGCATGCGCGATCCGCATACCATCCGGGACATCTGGAACGGCCCGAACGGCAAGGAAGACATCCGCGTGCTCACCTTGCGCCCCGAGCAGTGGATGCAGGAGTGCCAGGACCTCGAAGAGGTAGGGGCGGATGTGCATGAAGCCTTGGAGCGCAGCGGCCTTCATCCCGTCGAGCACGGGTACGACCCCGTCCATGAACGCGCCGTGGGGTTTGTGGCAGAATGTTTCCGCGCCAAGGTGCCCCACAGGGGCATCCTGTACTACAACCGGTGGGCCGTTTCGAGCGGGTACGCCCCGATCGAGTACGTCGACCCGAACACTGCGAAATTCGGGAACGTCCAAGTGACGGTCACCGATCACGGATATGAGGTGTCGCCATGCCAGTCGGAGCCGTTGTAGCCGCAGGCGCCGTTATTGGCGGCGTGATGCAAGCTAATGCCGCCTCGAACGCTGCGGATGAGGAATCGAATGCCGCCATGAGTGCGGCCAACCTGCAACATCAATCGTTCGAGCAGGCATCCGGTTATCTCAGCCCGTACGTGACCGCGGGCACGAACAACCTCAATCTCGCCCAAGGGTACATGGCGTCGAATGGATACCTCAACGGAAGCACGGGTTTCAATCCGGGCTCCGCAGGCATTCCTTACGCCAACTCGCAGGGCGCCTTCAGTTTCAATGGCAGCGACCTCGCCAATACCCCAGGCTACCAGTTCCAGCTCCAGCAGGGCGAGAACGCCGTCAATAACGCGCAGAGCGCGTCGGGCCTCAATGTGTCGGGTGCCCAGCAAAAGGCGATGGCGAGCTACGTGACGGGCTTGGCTGACACGACGTACAACCAGCAGTTCCAGAACCAATTGAACGCGTATACGTCCAGCTACGGGAACGCGCTGAACGCCTTCAACACGAACTACAACGTGGCGGCCAACCAGTACAACCGCTATTCCGGTCTGGCGCAGCAGGGCCTTACCGCGGGCCAGTCGCTCGCGCAAGCTGCGACGGGTACGGCGCAGGCGCAGGGTCAAGCCATCATGGGCGCCGGCCAAGCACAGGCGGCAGGTACCGTGGGATCGGCGAATGCCTTGGCCGGTGCGGTCAACGGTATCGGGTCCGGCTACCTCACCTCTCAGGTCTTGGGCTCAGGCAATGCGCTCACCGGCCTCGGCTCGGCGGCCAACAGCTCCTCCTACTTGCCGGCGGTCGACACGACGGGGACGTATGACCCCTACGCAAGCTCCGCGATCTCGCCGAATTCCCTTACGTTGGCTCCAGTGAGCGGGTGACCCCATGGCCGTCTTCGACTCCAATTTCATCGCCAACCCTGAGCTGTCGGACGTGCAGAAGGGCAACCCTTTGCAGCTCGCAAACCAGCTCGTCAACTTGCAGGGATCGCAGCTCGCCAACATCAACGCGGCCAAAAGCATCGCAGCCAACTCGGCCATGTCGGGCATCATCCAGCAGGCGACCAATCCGGACGGCACGATCGACTATCGCAAGTTGCATCAGCTCGCCGCTGGCGATCCGAATGCGGCCTACAACTTGCAGGCGGCCACGTCTGCGGCGCAGCAGAGTGAAGGTGCGCAAATCGGTAACGCATCTGCTCAACTGGAGCAGACGCACGAGCGCCTCGGCATTCTCGGTGAGACGCTCTACGGTCTGGCTCAAGACCCGCAGTTGACCAAGGACAAGATCTCTGAGGCTACCGGCAATCTCGTCAAGCAGGGCATCGTGCCGTTGGACATGGCGGTCAACAGCATTGGCGAGATCAATAGCCTCCCCGACGACCCCGCAGCGCTCAAGAACTACGTCGTGGGGCATGCCAACCGCGTGGCCAGCGCGCAGCAACAGTTGGAGATGAACACGCAAGAATACCAGCAGTTCTCGCTTCCGGGCGGCGGCTCGATGCTGTACGGGCGCCGTCAGACTGCGCCGGGCGGCCAGGGTGTGGCGGCCACGTTCTCCCCCCAGCTCTCGCCGGAAGCGCTGACGCAGCAGGTGACGGTGACGGGGCCGGACGGTCGTCCGTACCAAACCACGCTTGGGCAGATGCTTCAAGCGCAGGGAGTCAACCAGTCGGGCCAGCCCAGTCCCCAGCAGAGCTACGACCTGCCCGGCATCGACCATCCGACCAATGCGTCGCCAGTCCCCGGTGGCGTGCAAGTTGGTCCAAGCACTCAGCAACAGCAGGCGTGGACGGCCGCCACCGCGCGCCAGCAGCAGCGCGAACAGCAAGCCTTGGACGTGCCCAATCGCATCGCCTCGCTGGCGCAGGCCGGCCAGCAACTTGCCAATCTTAAGGACACCGACTGGGCCGCCGGTCCGAAGTCGGGCGAGTTGGCCAACGTGCTGGCCACACTCAACACGGCGGGTCTCCACGTCGACCAGAGCCAGGTCAACAGCCGGGCGTCGATGGTGAAATACTTGGAGAACGCCATCAATACCTCCGCCCAAGACGCCGGTTTCAATGGTTCTGATGCGCGTCTCAACGCGTGGAAGGCCGGCCAGCCCGACCCGGACAAGATGCCTCCGCAGGCACTGAAAGCGGCACTGGCTTACGTTCGGTCGCAGTCCATCGGTCAGGCGCTCATGTCGCAGTACGTGCACAACGCGGCGCAGGGCGACCAGACCAAGATTGGCGATGCGGAACAGTCGTGGGCGCAACACTACGATGCCAATGCGCTCTACCTTGCGACGCTGCCGGCGAACCAGCGCAACGCCGTGATGGCCAAAATGGGTCCGCAAGCGGCATCCTTGGCGCGTTCGCATCTGGCGGATATGATCCAGAGCGGGCTCGTCAATCCGCGCGACCTTGCGCGCTACGGCCAAGCAGACGCGGGGGACTGACGTGGCGAATCCTGACTACAGCGCGTGGGCTACGCAGTCGTCGCCATACGACGCCGCGATTTCGCAAGCGGAGCAGAAGTACGGGTTGCCGCCCGGCTTCCTCCGCAAGCAGCTCATCGTGGAATCGTCGCTGAATCCCTCCGCCGTGTCGACCACGCCGGGCAGTCACGCCACCGGTATCGCCCAGTTCCAACCGGCCACGTCGCAGCAGTTGGGTGTTGACCCCACGGACCCGCTGGCCAGCATCGACGCCGCGGCCAAAGCGGACGCGGGCTACTACAAGCAGTTTGGTTCGTGGGGCAAGACGCTGCTGGCTTATCACGACGGCCCCACGGCGGTAGCGGAAGGTCGGGTCTCGCCCGCCGCGTTGCAGTACCGCAGCAATTTCCAGCAGGTTCCCAGTTACACGGCTCAGACGGCGCCTCCGACGTCGGGCGGCGACCCGTTTGCTACGGTGGACCAAGCGCATGCCACGCAAGCGCAGGCGACCGCGGGCAGCGATCCGTTTGCTACGGTAGACCAAGCGCACGCGGCGGCAGGAGGTGCGCAAACTCCGGTTGCAACCCCGCATTCGACGACACCTCAGCAGGACGCGCAGAGTACCTACGACGCCATGTCGTTCCCCGAACGCGTATTTACGAGCGCGGGGTCCGGGTTGCTGGACGTCTACCACGGGGCGCAGGGCCTCGACGCCATGATCCGTCAGGGCATGGGCCACGTGCTCGGCATTCCTTCGTTGGAGCAGGGCGGTCAGGCTGACCGTGAACGCCTCGCGCAGGAGGCCACGCAGAATGCCCCCTACGAAGCGGGCGAGCACGGCTTGGCCAATTTCGTCGGTCAAGCGCTCCCTTATGTTGCGTCGGCTCCGGTCGGGGGTCCGGAGGCGGCCGGCGCGCGAGCTTTACTATCTCGGGTGGCTCTCGCCGCCGGCCGCAACGCTCTGGCTGGGGGCGTTATTGGTGGCGTGGCTTCGACGCCAACGGATAAGCAAGGCAACGCGCTCCCCCTCGGGCAAGAGGCCGCGGCGCGTGGCGAGAATGCGTTGCTTGGCGCGGGCGCGGGCGCTGTGCTTTCTCCGGTGGCCGAAGGCGTCAGTACGGGCCTCGGCAAAGCGGCGCAGGGGGTCACCAACAAACTGACCAGCCTTTTCGGTGGTGCGGAGCGCACCGCGGCCGGCAATATCGCTTCGGCGGTACCGGGCGGTATGGGTGCGCCCAACTTCGACGCGGCCGCCAAGATCCCTGGCTACAACGTGACGGCCGCGGAGGCGACGCAAGACCCGCGCGTGGCATGGCTCGACAAGCAGATGCGCTCCCAGTTCGACGACTACCGCGCGAAGGCAGATGCGACGGATCAGTCCAACAACCAAGCCATGCAGAACGTCGTCGACAACATGCGTGGCGACCGGTCGACCTTGGCCAAACTCTACGCAGACCGTTCGGCGGCTACCACGCCGCTATATGAGCAAGCCGCGCAGCAAGCTGTCGCGCAAGGCGCCCGTGTGGACGCCACGCCCGTGTGGACGACGCTGACCAACCTCATCCAAGGCAAACAGGGCGAGACGTCCGTGACGAACGCCCTGGGCAAGTACCTGCAACCGGGCTCGCTGTACGACCAAGTGACACTTCCTAACGGCCAGCCGGGGTATCGCCTGACCAACGATATCCAACGGCTCACCAACGTGCGCAACCAGATGAGCACGGACATCGGCAAGCAGTTCACGACCGATAGCAGCGGTCAGGACATGCGTGCCGCGGCTCGACCGTTGATGCAGGTTCGCGATGTTATCGACGACCAGTTGGCTCAGGCCAACCCGGCACTCGCCCAAGCGCGCCAGACCTTCTCGCAGATGAGTCAGGGCATCAATCAGCAAGAATACCTTCAGGGTCAACTTTCTCCGGAAAAGTTCACTGACGGCTCGAAACTCACCGCGTCAAAGCTCCAAAGTGTGCTCACCAACATCAACAACGACCAATCCGCCAGCGGCGCCAATCCGGCCAAGTCCCTGACGTCGGACCAGGTGCAGCAGCTTAGCGACCTCCACGACGTGCTCGCCAACCGCGAGAACGCGCAGAAGATGCAGCCGGGCAAGGACGTCAAGGACTCCATCAACTCCATCGTGGGGACCATGTCCAACACGGGGGCATGGAATCCCTTGTTGTATGCTCAGCACGCGGGTACGGCGGGTGGCATGGCCGCGGGCATGGCCAGCAACTTCTTGGAGTTGGCGCACCTTCACCCGGCTATTGCTGCGACGGCCACGATGATGGGCGGCCTGGGCGGCGGAGCCATTGGTCGTGCGTTGGCACGCTCTTCGGAACGTTCGCCGGGCGCCGTCCGCGACGCCATGGCCGACATGCTGCTCAACCCGCAAGGGAGCCCGGTACCCAACGTCTCGCCGTCGCAGTACGTGCGTTCGGCTGGCGGCCAGAAAGCCACGAATGCCTTGGTGCGTGCCAGTACCAACGCCCTCATTAACGGAGCGCCGAACAATGGCAACCTCGCAAGCCAGCCTTCTCCCTAACGGGCGCCAGCAGATCTTCGACGCCAACGGCAACCCGTTGGTGGGCGGCTCCGTCTATTTCTACGAGGTCGGTACCGAGATCCCCATGACCACGTGGGCGAACCCGGGCATGACTATCGCCAATCCCAACCCCATCGTGCTCGACGACCTCGGCAGCATGAGCGCGTATGGCGTGGGTTCCTATCGGCAGATGGTCTACAATGCGGCCGGTGCCCTCCAATGGGACGAGGTCGTGGACTCGGGCACCAACTCCAACGGCTCGTCGGGAGGGGGCGGTGGTGGCGGCGTCTCGGGTATCGGCACGAACGGGAGCACCGGCACCAGCAGCGTGGGCATCTATGTCACCAACGTGGTGGCTGGTGAGGCTATCGCGGCTGGCGCACCGGTCAACCTCTTCACCTCCGGCGGCACGCCCGCCTGTCGCAACGCCAACGCCGCCAGCACGTCGCAGCGCGAGGCGCACGCCTTCAACGCAACGGCGGTTGCGCCGGGCCAGCAGGCCACCGTGTATATTAACGGCGTCGTCTCGGGGCTGGCGGGCTTGACGCCTGGCCAGGACTACTACCTCGGAACGGGCTCGGGCGCTATCAGCTCGACAGGCGCCAGTCAGTCGGGCCAGCTCTATCAGAAGTTGGGCGTAGGGCTCAACAATACCAGCCTCATCATGGACCTTTCACCCGCTGTTTTGCTCGCGTAAGGATTCGTCATGGCCACTTCGTCTCCCAGCATTCCTTGCCAGATCAACACGGCGGCCGGCAACGCGTCGTGGGTGCAAGCCATCTCCCAAGCGCTCACGGCCATCGGCTTGCCGATCGACAGCGCGGTCACAGGGCAGATCAACTACTCCAGCGGATCGATCGCGTTGCCCACCTTCACGGCGGGTACGCAGCTCAAGCAGCTCGGATTCGAGACGCGCATCCTGTCGGGGGGCAGTCTTCCGACCATCTACATCAATGTGTACTACGGTCTCTGGCGGTACGGGTCGTCCGATACGAACTACTGGCCCGTCATCCTGATGACCTTCGGCGGTTCGGTCTCGACGGCCGGCGTGCTCAGCGCTCCCACTACGGAAGTTTCGAGCACGTTCAGCGTCAACGGCATGGTCACCCCGGGTCCGACCTTCTCGCCGCCCAACGTCTCGACAACGTGGAACCTGGCCAGCGATGGCGTGGGTAGCATCTCGTGGGTCATCGACCCGACCAATGCGCGCGGTGCCAGCAACGCGGGTGCGTGGAGCGCTGCCTATATGGAACGTGCGCGTTCCTACACGACAGGGTCCTACGACTCTACGGGGTACTTTTTCGGAAGCAACGGAAGCGGCAGCGCTCAGGCCGTTACGTGGACGTGGAACGGTGGCACGAGCCTCGGCCAGTCGGTCAACGCCGCCAACCAAGCGCTCGTCTATGGTTCGGGGACGTCCCAAACCAACGCGGTCGCGTCGGGTTTTGGCGGCACGTGCGACCCGCTCTTCTCCTCAAGTTCGTCGGGTTCTCCGTCGCTTTTCCCATTGGCACGTAGCCAAGGTGCCTTGGGTCTGAAAGCACCACAGCTCAACGTCCTGCTGGGGTACACCGCAGACAACGCGGCGGGTTCTCTCGTGACTGCCACCATGTTCGGCGCCACGCAGACGTATATGGCCTCCGGTCTTGCGGTCGGAGACCCTTCGGGCGGTGCGCGTGGGCCGCTCTACCTTTTCCAGTAAGGCATCCCCATGGCCGCGACCGGACAAGTCAATTTCTTCTTCCACGTCTACACGAGCATCGGGCCGAGTCAGGTCGTGCAAGGCACCTTTGCCTTGGCGCCCCCCACGCCTCCGCCGCGGCGTGGCTACGTAGCGTTCATCATCGGCGGCACCGCGCCCAACTCAGGCGGTACGGGCGTGCAAGGCCCGTGGGTCGTTACGAATCCCACCTTCAATCCGCTTGCCGTTACCTGAGGACTCGTCATGGCCTTCCCTCTCACAACTCTTAAGAGCTGGTCCGTCAGCGGCGGTTCGTTGAGTGCGGGAGGTGTCCCGGTCCTCAACTCCAACGGCGTGCTTGACCCGTCCCTGCTCAACGCGGTGCAGTCGACAGGAGGTACGGCCCAAGCGGCCGCTATCCCGCAGCTCAACGCCGCAGGCTACTTGGACCCTTCGTTTTTCAAGGGCGTCTCCAAGTCGCTCGGGTCGGCCAACGTAGGCAACGTGCCACTCCTCAACGCGGCCGGCCTACTCGACCTCTCTTTCCTCGGCGCACTGGTAGCCGGCGGTGGCACCCAACAGTACCTTGACGTACTCGGCTGGCGGTTTTTCATCGGTACCGGGACGTTCACGCCGAACGGTACGCACGCCATCACGCAGACGTTCTCCTTTCCAGCCAACACGTTCGCCACTTGCCAGTTGGTTCTCCCGATCGGCGCTACAGCCAGCATTACGTCGGTCGGCTTCAACCCTGTGCTTGCAGTGACAGCCATTAATGGTGGTGTGAGCTTCGTCGGTGTGGTCGACAACAACTTGGCCAATGACCCGAACGATGCGTACCCCATCAACAAGCCCGTGGTCATCAACTACCTGGCCATCGGCACGCCGCCGTCGGGTACCGTCTGACTACTTTTGGTAGCGCTGCCCCGTCCAGCAGTCCTTGAGCGGCACGCGGACGGGCCACGCTTTGGCCCATGCCGGCGTGTCCATCATGATCGTGGCCAGCATCTCGGTGTTGAGCACGCTGGCTTGCGACTCGGGCACTTCGACGCACAACTCGTCGTGTACGTGCAGGCAGATCTCAAAGCCGGCGTGGTACGCGTTGACCGCGGCGTGCGTGAGGAGATCCCGACAGCTCGCCTGCACCAAGTTTTCGAAGAGGCGCCCACCGAAGGTACGTTTGCGTATCCATCCGTAGGGTCCCATTTTGGGGTTGGTGTTCCATCCCTCGAAAGAGAGACCCGGGCGACCGTACTCCTCCTGCTCCAGCCGGGGGCGGTGATAGGTCATGCGGCGTCCGCTGGGGAGACCCATACGAAGTACGTCTTGCGCGCTGTGGTAGGTCAGCACGACGTCAGGCACGTAACCTTGGATCGCACCGCTCCGGTCTTTCTTGGCCGGGTACTGCGGCTGGCCCGGATTGAGGAGCGCGGCCACGAAGACATCGTGCATGGCATACCACGTCATGGGGAACTGTGGGCTATCGGTGCGCCATGCGTACACCGCCTGCTTGATGGCGTCCTCGTCAGGGAAATAGTCGAGCGCGCCGAACGCTACCCATGCACCAACGCTGCCGCCGTACCCTCCGGCCAGCTCGCCCACCTTGGCACGCTTGCGGATAGGGTGGTGGCTCCCATTCTCCTGCTTGTAACGGAGCACGTCGTCAAGCGTGCACCCCAGCATCTTAGCGCCGGCCATCTCGTAAATTTTGCCGTGCGTGCGGAACACCTCCTGCCGCCACTTCTCCTGCGTCAGCTCGGCGGCGCCCACGCCTTCGATAGACGAGAAGTCGGCGCCGAGCATGACGTACCCTGGCGTGGCCTTAAAGACGCCGCGTAAACAGGCCGAGAGGACATCCGCCACATTATCAAAATACCTCTCAAGCAAAGTTCGCGACGACTCAACAATGCAAAGAATGGCTTCGCTGGCCGCTTGGGGGTTCCACTCACAACACACACTGGTTGTATCGGCCCGCACGCCGCACCACGGGCATACCGGTTTGGACGCACCGTGGTGATGGCCGCACTGCGCACAACGCCGCACTTCCGGTCCAGAGTTGGGGAAGTTTTGAGGCTGCGTATCGGCGGCCGTTTCACGCCCCGTGTGAGCACCGTGGTAGTTGAAAAGATCATGTAACCGATCCCCCGCTGCCACGAGTCGACGTACCGAGTAGTATTTTTTAACGGCAGCACCACCGACGCTCTGCCGGATCTCAAGAACGCGACGAACCTCGGAAGGGAGATCACGGCGTAGAAGCGTGGCAATCGCGTCTTCGTCCATCGAGTCGGTGTGTACGTCATAGCTGTGCATCCAGTTTTGCATTGCGGTGAGTTGGGTCGCGCCTTGAACCGCACCCTGCGTCAAGTCGCGCAGCTCGAATTCGGACTCGCGGTAGAGCTCATCAAGGATGGCAATGGCCCCGTGTACGAGCGGCATGTCGACGTGTACGCCACGCCGGTTGCATGCCTGCTCTACTTGCCACCATGCCAGCTCGCTTGAAGACAACTGCGGCGTGCATGCCACCGTAGCGCGCTCGGCACGCACGTCTTGGCGGTTGTAACCGTAAAACCGATTGGCTTTCTCGATGTTCTGCGACGGA